GACCTAATCAATATTTTGTTGATAAACAAAATACACCTACAATTACTGTATATCCAGCACCAGATAAATCTTCAACTTATACTTTAATAATGAACGTGTTGACTAGAATGGATGATGCTGATACTGGAGAGAACACTATGGATATGCCATATCGATTTTATCCATGTCTAGCTGCTGGTTTGGCTTACTACATATCGTTGAAAAGAGCACCTGATAGGACTGGTGTTTTGAAGCAACTCTACGAAGAAGAATTCTTGAGAGCCATGAATACTGACGAGGAGCGCGCCTCATACAGAATCAAGCCTGATTTAAGAAGTTATAACAGAGCATAATGGCTAAATTCTACAGCAACAAAAGATCGACATATGGTATTTGCGATATAACTGGATTCAGATATAACTTATGCGATATGAAAAAAACTTGGAATGGTTTGATGGTAGGACCAGATCAGTTTGATCCCAAGCATCCACAGCTTAGTCCTAGATCAGCACCAAAAGAAGAAACACCATTACCAGATGCAAGAGTAGATACTTCAGATGATAATAACTTTTTTGTGGTATATACTAATGTTGGATTAGGTAAGCTAGGTAAACAATTAACTACTTTTGAATCGACATTCAGTGTAGGAGAGGTTTCGATAACAACATGAGTTGGACTTTAAGCACATTAAAAACAGCAATTGGTGATTATTTGGAATCTAGTGAAACAACATTCACAAATAATCTTGATAATTTTATTAAAGAATCAGAATCAAGAATTTTGAATTTGGTAGAAATTACAGATCAAAGAAAAAATGTACAAGCAACTGGATCATTATCTAATAGGTTCTTAGCGATGCCTACTGATTTTCTGGCTCCAATGAGTTTAGCAGTTGTATCTAGTAGTACATATGATTACTTAGATTTAAAACATCCCAGCTTTATGAGAGAGTATAGTCCAACAATTACCTCAACAGGTAAACCAAAGTATTATTCTCTTTACAGTCAAGAGTCTTTTTCTTTATCACCAGTTCCAGATGCAGCTTACACTTTTGAATTACATTACTTACATAAGCCAGCAAGTCTCACTATAGGTTCTGATAGCGGAACTACAGTTCTTTCAAATGATCATCCAGATGCATTGCTCTATGGAGCATTGACTGAAGGAGCAGTATTCCTAAAAGAAAGCGAACAGACAATTGCAATGTTTGAAAACAGATTTAAAGAAGCAATAGCCAGAATGAAAAACATCTCAGAAGGTCGTGACACCAGAGATGAATATAGGTATGATTCTTTAAGACGTAGAGTGACATAAATAAAAATAGATAGGACAAAAAATGGAGAGAATAGAGTCTTTAGAAGGCAAACGCATAGCTTTGCTTGGGTTAGGCATATCGCAAATAGATTACCTTATAAGTTTGGAAAACTCCAAAGAGTGGGATGAAACTTGGGGTATAAATTCTGTTGCTGGTGCATTGAAATGTGACAGAGTTTTCATGATGGATCCAGCTTCACGTTTCCTAGACAGTGAAGATGCTGGTAAGCAGACAAAGGTAATGAGAAAAATTTTACCTGATATAAAAGTTCCCATATATTCTTGTGAACTTGATGAGCGTGTACCCAGTATTGTTGATTACCCACTTCAAGAAGTATGTAATGCTACGAAATGCGCATATATGAATAATACAGTAGCATATGCATTAGCTTTTGCTATGTGGAATAAAGTTGGTGCTATAGACCTATTTGGTATAGATTTTAGTTATCGTAACGATTTACATTTTGCCGAAGCTGGTCGCGCTTGCGTTGAATTTTGGCTTTGCAAGCTAATGGAATCAGGAATTACAGTAGGTGTATCGCCAAGATCTACAGTTTTAGATGCTGATGTTCCAGCTGATGAAAGACTGTATGGCTATCACAGATTAGACAAACCCTTGGTTGCAATACCTCATAAAGATTCTTGGATTATTGCGCCAAACGATAAGATAGAAGATTTACTGAAAGAACATAATATGGAAATAATTCAAGAAGCTAAACCACCAGAGCCATACAAAGGATGAGTGATGGCTTCATACAACTAGGACAAGTAATGGTTTCAACCACAGAGAATCGTGGACATACACCAGAATTTTGGGCAGAGCAAATTACTAAAAAAATATGTTCTATTAGTGATAATGCACCTGATCATATTAGACAACAAGCACATGCTTTTCAAAATAATGTTTATACTGTAGTATTAAATGGTGTCAAAAGTGCAATTGACAGTGATCGAGTTACCATTCGTGGACTTCTCGATTCGCAAGGGCACACCGACATGGCAGATATTATTAAACAATTAAAATAGAGGTATAAACATGGCTATTACAAGTGCGATAGCAAACTCATTTAAGCAAGAAGTGTTAGTCGAGGCTCACAACCTTACTAATGGCGCAGACAGTATTAAGTTAGCTCTTTTTACATCTAGCGCAACTATGGGTGCTGGAACAACTGCTTATGGAACAGGTCAAGAATCATCAGGGACCAATTACTCTGCTGGTGGTAATGCTTTAACTAATGTTACACCAGCTCTTTCTGGTACTGTAGCAGTAGTTGATTTTGCAGATTTGACTTTTGGTACAGCTACAGTGACAGCTAGAGGTTGTTTGATTTACAACTCAACCAACAGTAACAAAGCAATAGCAGCAATTGACTTTGGAGGGGATAAGACCTCGACTGCTGGTGATTTTACAGTAGTGTTCCCAAGCGCGACTGCTACAGGTGCGATTATCAGATTAGCTTAATTCGTGGTAAACTTTTTACTATAGGAGTTCACTATGCCATTAAGTAAAATTGAGTTTAAAGCTGGTATCAACAAAGAAGAAACTGACTACGCAAACGAGGGTGGTTGGGTTGATGGTAACTTTGTAAGATTTAGAAAAAATCGTGTTGAAAAAATTGGTGGATGGGTAAAAAGCACATCTAATACAATTACTGGTTTGCCCAGAGCTTTACATGCTTGGATAACACTAGCTGGTACAAGGCTTTTGGGTGTTGGATCTACTGTAAAGTATTACATAGAAACTGGTGGTTCATTTAACGATGTAACTCCTGTTCGCGCAACCACGACAAATGGTATTACCTTTGCAGCGACTAATGGCAGTTCAACTATTACTGCTACAGATTCATCTCATGGTGCTATAAAGGGAGATTATGTAACACTATCAGGAGCTGCAACGCTTGGTGGTAACATAACTGCCGATGTTTTAAATCAAGAATATAAAATAGATACTGTACCAAGTACAAATACTTATACATTTACAGCTACAGCTACAGCTAACGCAAGTGACTCAGGCAATGGCGGTGCTGGTGTAGATGGCTCATATCAAATCAATGTAGGATCTGACTTTTATGTCCAAGGCACTGGATGGGGTATCAATGCATGGGGTTTCTTTACCTTTGGATCTGTATCTGCATTGAGTTTTACCAACCAGCTCAGGCTTTGGACACACGACAACTTTGGAGAGGATCTTGTAATAAACCCTAGAGGTGGTGGTATTTTCTACTGGGAAGAAGATAATGGGTTATCAACCAGAGCAGTAAATATAACTTCATTGTCAGGCGCAAATAAAGCTCCAACTGCTGGGTTACAAACTTTGATATCAGAAACTGACAGGCATGTTATTGTTTTGGGTGCAGATCCATTATCTGGTGGCTCAAGAACTGGAGCAATCGATCCCATGTTGATAGCTTTTAGTGATCAAGAATCTGCAACAGAATGGGAAGCATTGAGCACAAACACAGCTGGATCTCTGAGATTATCGAGTGGTTCTGCAATTATAGGTGGTTTAAAAGCAAGACAAGAGATACTTATTTGGACTGATTTAAGTATTTATTCTATGCAATTTATAGGACCACCACTTACATTCGCAGTGAACTTGATAAACGAAGGTGCTGGATTGATAGGACCAAAAGCTGCTGTGAATACACCAAATGGTGTTTACTTTATGTCAAAGAATGGATTTTATTATTATAATGGCGCAGTCAAAAAACTTGCATCATCTGTACAAGATTATGTTTTTTCTGATATTGATCTAGAACAAGCATTTAAATGCCATGTTGGTCACAACGCAAAATTCGCAGAAATTTGGTTTTTTTACCCATCAATAATTGACGATACTAGAGAAATATCTAGATACGCAATTTACAATTATGAAGAAGGTTTATGGTCGATAGGGAGTATAATTAGGTATGCTTGGATCGATTCAGGTGTTAGAAACTTCCCACAAGCAGTTGGAATAAACAGCTCATCATCGTATTTACTATACAACCATGAAAATGGTTTTAATGATGATGATAGTCCAATGGATAATGTGTTTGTTGAATCTGGTGATTTCGATATAAGCGATGGCGATAGATTAGCTTTCATAAAAAGGATTTTACCAGATATTAAATTTATTAATGATACAGGATCGTCACCAGATGGTGCTGTAAACATAGTTTTGAAAAAAAGAGATACTAATGGCAACACACTATCTATCGACAGTACAAGCCAAGTAAAATCTACAACTGAACAAAGTTTTGTTAGAGCAAGAGGTAGGCAGTTTGCATTTAGAGTTGAATCTGATGATGACAATAATCTAAGTGATAGAAAAGATTTTAAATGGAGACTTGGATCAACAAGATTCGATATACAGCCATCTGGTAGGAGAGCATGAGCAAACTTTTACAAACCAACTTGCCCTTGGCTCAAGGTGTAGAGATTACACCTGAACTGTTTAATCGTTTGGTAAGAATTTTAGAAATAAACCTGAGTGCAATAGATCCAGAAAAAACTCCTAGCTTCAACTCTACAGAGATTTCTGAATTGCAATTTGCTACAGGTTCTATAATATATAATACAACAGACAGAATACATCAGGCTTTTGATGGTACGAGGATGAGAAGTCTTTATGGTCAACAAACTTATCCATCAGGTCTTGGTTTAGCGACATCAATAGGTAGCGTATCAGTAACAATAGGTTAGAATAATGAATCAAATGCTAGAAGAAAGAATCGCTAATTTTATGGGTGGTCCAAAAACCAAGGGAGCTGGGCAAATGTTTGCCCCTAAAGCAGTTGCTGGCTCACAACTCATGGGTATGCAACCTAAAGGTGCTATTTCTAATAGAGAAATGGAACTGTTTCAAAGACCTAGCGAAAGCTATATTACAGATAAAGATCTTCAAATAATTTCAAATTCGATGACAACTGGAAAGGGTATAAATGATATTGAAGTTCGCAATATATTAAATTCTAAAGGTTTGATGACCAATAAAGATATACAAGCAATTTCAAATGCTATTCAATCAGGTGATATAAATAATCTAGCAAATGCTGTTTCTGGTGTAAGAAATAAAAATTCATCGACCTCAAATAATGGTGAGATGCAAGTGCTGGAGCAAGCGCAAATGGAATCTGGTGAGACATTTACACCTGAAGAAAAAGAAATGGCTTTGCAAAAGATTAGAGAACTGTCACAAAAAAGCCAAGCACCTTTATTTGAACAATCAGAACAATTGAGAATAGAAGGTGAGGGTGATGACACTGAAATAGGTCACTTGAAACAGGGCGAAGTCATAATAGATCCTCAGATGTTAGAGGATCCAGAATTTGAACAAGCAGTACAGAATAAATTTGATGAGTTTGGAGTTCCTATACATTTAGCAACTGTTGGTGGATTGCCATCTATTAACCCTGTTACTGGTGTGCCACAGTATGGTTTCTTGAAGAAAGTAGGTAAGTTCTTGAAGAAGGTTGTTTCACCAATAGCTAAGGTAGCTCAGTTCGTACCGGGTCCTTGGCAGATACCAGCAGCTCTTATATCCAAAGCAGACACAGTAAGAAATGTAGTTAGAGGGGATGCAAATCCACTTGCTTTATTGACTGTGGCTGGACCGGGTGCAATAGGTGGTACTCTGAGTGAGAACCTTGCTGGTTTGAAAGCAGCTGGGGATGGGAGTTTCCTTAAAGGATTAGGTAGTTTGGGTGGCAAAACATTGTCAGGCATTGGCAATGCTGTTATGAACCCTATAGAAGCTATTAAAGGTATTCCTAGTTTGATGAAAAGCGCAACCATTTCAGGGCAACCAAAAGTTGGTTTGAATACACCAGCACATGCAAACGCAGCTTATCAAAAAGCGTTACAACAAAATCCAGCGTTAGCAAACATGGCTCCTATGTCACCAGTTGATCCAACATTATTGAGTGCTAAAGAACAAATAATGGCAAACATAAAAAATGTGCAAGACATGGCATACATAGCTGGAGAAGAAGGTGACTATGCTAGGTATGATGAATTAAATAATTCGGTGGCTATATTAAATGATCAACTTACAGGTATAGATAGCCAGATAGCGAGTCAGCAAGCACCACCAAATGCTGGGATCCCAATGCCAGCTGAAGCACAAAATTACGATCAAATGATTTCTGACATGGCTCAAAACATGTCAGGACAACCACAAACAGATCAACAAACAGGATCACAGCCACAATCAGGTGCTAAAGCAACTACAGGTGGGATAGGTGGATTAGGCAATCTTGGAGATTTAGATAGAATGCTTGTTACTGGTGGTTTGGCTGGAGCGTTAGCTAAATTTGCTTATGATGAAACCAAAAAAGATTCAGGTGTACCACTTACACCTTTAACACAAATGGATGCTACAGGAAGATACAATATAGAAGCAGAAGTAGCCAGAAGGATGGGACAACAAGCTCCTAATCCAGTTGAATTTGGTTTATTACCAGCAAACACATTCCCACAATTAAGTGGTGGGCAACCAATGCAAGCAAGAGATGGTGGTTCTGCAACTAAACAATATCCAAACAAAGGCTTAGAAGCATTATCTCAGGTAGCACCACAAGTTGTTGATCGTATGGGTTATTATGGTGGTGGCATGGTAATGCCAATGGCATACGCTGAAGGTGGTAATGTCAATATGGAAGATTTTAATAGAATGAATGGTGGTATCGATGGTCAAGGCACAGAAACCAGTGATGATATACCAGCCATGCTTTCTGATGGTGAATTTGTTATGACAGGTCAGGCTGTAAGAGGTGCTGGTCGATATCAAATGGAACAAGGAAATGGTGGTATAATAAGTTTAGTACCAACATTAGATGAGGACAGGCAAAGAGGTACAGATCTGATGTATAAGATGATGGACACATTTGCTGGTCAAGCGCAACCTTCACAGGAGCCAGCATGAGACAATTACAAGATATGATTCCTAAATACGATATGGGCGGTGATGTTAGCGGTTACGATGGGATGGACACATTTTTTAGACCAAATTCTCGATATAAGCAAATGGGTGAATATAATATGTTGATGCCAGCTGGAACACCACCTCAAAGTCTACCTATGACTGCATTTGATCAACCACAAAGGGTAGCTCCATACAATCCTATGAATACTGGTTCTGGACAAGCACCTCCAGCTGGATTTACATTCCCTACATACTCATCACCTGTTGCACAAGCTCCTTCACCTGTTGCACAAGCTCCTTCACCTGTTGCACAATCTCCAGCTGTGATGCCACAACAACCACCAGCTTATAATGTGGGTACAGGTCCAATGCCTTATGCATCAGGGATTACAAGTATTGCAACAGGATTAGATCCAACAACAAAACAAATGTTATTTGGTTTAGATGGGCAAGGTGGTTTCATACCGGGTGCTATGCAAGCAGCTGAGAGTACATTTTTTAATCCAGATGGTACACCAAGAGTTGTCGATCAAACTGTTGCTGGATTAACTGATGATCAAAAACAAGCTATGGGAATGGCTAGATCTAATGTAGGTGCGCTAGATCCATATATAGGTGAAGCTAGTGGCTTATTAAGAGAAACCACTGGCGGTTTTGATAGAAGTCAAATAGATAAATTTAACGATCCATTTGAAGATAAAGTAGTCCAACAAGCTATTGAAGATATGAGAAAGTATGGAGCACAAGAAGATATATCTGATACAGCACAAGCAATTGGTTCAGGTGGTCTTTCTGCTTTTGGCGAAAGAGCTGGTAAGTTTGCTGGCGAAAAAGCAGCTGGTCGTGAAAGAGGTATGTTAGAAGCAATAGCTGGCATCAGATCTGGCGGTTTTGATAGAGCTAGAACTTTAGCCATGACAGAACAAGCGAGAATGAACCAAGCCAAAAGAGAAGCTGCCTCTGGATTGTTAGGTATAGGTGGTATAGAACAAAGAGGCGGTGCTTTCGATATCAATCAATTGTTAGGCTCTGGTGGATTGCAACAAGCGCAATCACAAGCTGAAGCAGATGCAATAAGAGCTAATGCAATGGCGAGACAACAAGCTCCATTAGCACAGTATCAATCACTGGCTCCATTTATAAGTATGGCTCCAGCTGGGACATATCAGACACAAACACAATATGCTCCGAAACCAAGTGCAGTGCAGTCTGGTTTAGGAACTGGACTGAGCGCATTTGGCGCAATAGGCAATCTTCTAAATCCAAAGACAACATAATGGCTATCAGTAGATCACAAATACCAAGTCAGATAGATCCTTTTGCTACTGGTGGAGATGTATCAATAAAACCTGAAGATGTAATCACACCTAAATTTTCTGCTGACAATCTTTCAGAATTAGCTCTTTTGAGTCAAAACTTAGCAAAACTTGACTATGGTGCTGGGTTACAAAAATATAAAGAAAGACTGAATGAGTTCAAACCAACTGCAAGTAAGCCTGATATTTTCGACTTGGCAAGTCAATTAGGTGCTGGTCTTTCTTCTGTACCAAACAGAGGTGGCGCATCAATTGGTGCTGGTCTTAGTGCTGGATTTTATTCTTTCCACAAGAACCTCGTAGAAAATGAAAAACTGGTTCGTGAGCAAGAAAGACAGATAGGGTTACAGGCATCGCAATTGGCTATGAGAGATGAGCAACAAGCATTAGATTACATGAGCAAGATGGCGATTGAGAGGATTAAAGCTGGCAGAAAAGATTTAAAATTTACAACTATTGAATATGATAAGCCTGATGCTGATGGAAAAATAACTAGAGTAAAAGAAAGCATTCCAAACACACCTGACAATAGGGACAGAATAATTGAAATAACAGAGGGTAAAGATGAGAATTACCCAAACGCTGTGGTAATGTCATCATCTGGCTCGACAACTAATTTAAATATGCCACCACCTGTTTCACAGATGGATAAATCTGCTGATAAAGCACTTCAAGATTCAATAAAAATTTATAAAGAGAAATCTGATTCTGCTGGTCCTATACTAGATCAAGTTGGAACAGCATATCTTTTGGCAATTGAAGCTGGTAGGGACAATTTTGGACCAGTCTCCAGAGCTACATTAGGAGCTAAAGAATTTTTGATTGAGATGGGATTAGGTGGAGTATTAGAAGATCCTGACTCTATACCAGCACTAAAAGCGTTAAATCAACTATCTATGAGTTTTACAATGGCTATTGTTTCTCAAACCAAAGGTGCAATATCAAACAAAGAAATGCAATTGTTTATCGATGCATCTCCAACACTGGGTTCTACATACGAAGGGTTTTTGAAACAAATACAGTTGTTAGAAAAATTGGCGATGAGAGATCGTGATTTTTACCAAGATTTTTTAACGGAGATGGGTGGCAATATTGATAAAGAAATTCCTGTAAGGCAATTACAGTTAGAGATGGAAAAATATGCAAATACTTGGAGAGAAAAAAATCCATTATTGTCTGAGGAAGATAGAAAAATATTGAATGATGCAATTGCTGGTACTGATCAGTATGGTGGTAGTTTATCTGATGATTTCGTTCCTGATGCATATAGGTTGACAGTTGAAAAAGCTGAAAATGAATTTTATAAATATAAAAGTGGTTTAATAAGAGTAATGACTCAAGAACAATATGATGCAGTTGATGAAGGTGAACAATATATTGGTAAAGATGGAAGAATTGCAACGAAGCGTGAGAATTAAAAAACAAAATGGATAATCAACAAGTAAATGAATTTGGAGATCCAATACAAGATTCTCAAAATTATGGTATAGACTTAAACACAAGAAATGAATTTGGCGATCTTGTAGTCAATCCCAACAAACCTTCTACACAAGTTAGCGAAGAACCAAGTGGTTATTACGAGGGTTTCTTGTCTGGGTTATCTAACGATGAAAATAACAAAGTTTTTTGGTTAGCCAAAAGAAGGTTTCCAGAAATTTATAATGAAGGTAAAGATCCATCTCTTTATTATGCTTTCGATAAAAACGAAAGATTGTTTTATATGGATCCAGAAACAGGTCAAAAAAAATATGAGTTTGAAGATTCTTATTTGTTAGATGACATTTCATATTTAGATAACATAGGTCCAGCTGGACAGTTTTTAACTGAAGTAGCTGGTGGTATGAAAGGTTTAGTAAAAGGTGCGCCACTAGGTATACCCGGTATGATTGTTGGTGGTATAAAAGGAACTGGTAAGGGTGCTTTGTATGCTTATGGTGTCAGACAAGGATTATCCACAGCTTTAGGCGGTCCACCATTAAACATAGATAAAGCAGCTGAAGATGGTCTAATCGCTGCCGCTTTTGGTGGTTTACCATTTGGTGGTCCACCCAAAGCAGCTGGTACAGCTTTTGGAAAAAAATTGTTAAATACTTTCCCCGGTACTGATGGTCGATCTATTTTAAAAGACATAGTGAGAAATGGTGGGAATGATGCAGACTCAGTTTTAGCTTATATGAACAAAGTGTACCCAGACATAAAAATTAGTAGAGCAGAAGCTACTGGTTTAGTTGGTAGCAAAGGTTATCAAGCAGAAGCGTTTATATCTAAACATGCAAGAAACGAAAAAATGCTCAGGCATTACGCAGATAGAAACGAAAGAGTTAAATACCATGCAGAAAAATTTATAGATAAAATTACAGAAGGAACTTTTGTAGGTGGCAGAAAAACTAAAATAGCTATTGGCGATGCTGACGATGAAATTACTAGGTTAGCAAAGGAATACATAGATAAAGAAAAAGAATTACTAAGACAAAGAACAAAGCCTATGTATAAAGATGCGTATGAATGGGATACAAAGATAGATGTCAGTGATTTTGTAGATGATTTAACTAAAAAACTAGAAGATAAAAATGTTAAAGGTAATTACAGAAAATCTTTAGAAACGATTAGGGATTCTTTCACAGATAAAAATACAGGTCAGTTAAAAGACACAACTGAGTTGTTGCATAATACGCTAAAAAATGATTTTAGACCTTTAATAGAAACTTTGACAAAAGATAATCAACGTAGGATAAAACAAGAAATAAGTACCATAAGAAGTAAATTGTCTAACAGAATGAAAGAACAAAACCCA